CTCTTACATCTAGTGAATTTATTGGACACGAGCCTTGCCCATCCTGCGGATCTAAGGATAACTTAGCTCGGTATGCGGACGGTCATGGGTATTGCTTTGGTTGTGAGCATTATGAACATGGAGATGGTGAAGAACCCCAAGAAGTAAGGAGACACCCTTTGGGTTTATTAAAGATAGAATATCAACCGCTACAAAAGCGGGGGATTACAGAAGAAACATGCCGTATATGGGGGTACGGAGTAGGGACATTTAATAATGAGCTTGTTCAAGTTGCTAATTACCGCAACGAACAGGGTGAGCTTGTTGCGCAAAAGATAAGAACAAAGTCCAAGGATTTTGTATTACTAGGAGAGACGAAGGGACTTCGCTTGTGGGGCGAATACTTATGGCGGGACGGTGGTAAGATGCTTGTTATTACTGAAGGTGAGATTGATGCCCTTTCGGTCAGTCAAGTCCAAGGTAATAAATACCCTGTAGCATCTTTACCTTCAGGAGCGGCGGGGGCAGTGAGAGCAGTACGCAAATCTATCGAGTGGTTAGAGAAGTTCGATAGTGTTATTTTCCTTTTCGATCAGGATGAGCCGGGACAGAAGGCGGCACGGGACTGTGCCATACTGCTTTCCCCCGGAAAGGCAAAGATTGCCTCACTGCCCCTTAAGGACGCTAATGATATGTTAGTGTCTGGGCGAACGAAGGAGCTTATTAACGCCATATGGGGCGCTAAGGTTTATAGACCTGATGGTGTCGTTTTAGGGGACGAGTTGTGGGAGAAGGTTTCTGAAGAGGAAACTGTTGAGTCTGTTCAGTATCCTTGGTTTGGTCTTAACGAAAAGACTTGCGGACTTCGGCGGGGGGAAGTGGTAACTTTAACTAGTGGAACTGGTCAAGGCAAGTCAAGTGTTTGTCGTGAGTGGCAGTCATGGTTGCTTCATCAAGGACATACTGTTGGCATTGTGGCATTGGAAGAGAATGTCAAACAAAGCGCCAAGTCCTTGATGGCAATCTCATTAGAATGTCCTGTGCATAAGTGGGACGAAGAAGGAATTACAGATGATCAAAAAAGAAAAGCGTTTGATTCCACAGTGGGCAATGGTCGTTGCGTATTGTACGATCATTGGGGTTCTTTGGACTCTGATAACCTGCTTAGCCGGGTTAGATACATGGCACGAGGCATGGGCTGCACTCATGTCTTCTTAGACCATTTGAGTATAGTTGTTTCAGGCATCGGTGATGGTGATGAAAGAAGACTGATTGACAACACTATGACGAGGTTGCGATCCATGGTCGAAGAATTAAACATCTCTCTTATAATTGTTTCACATTTAAAGCGCCCTGAAGGACGCTCTCATGAAGAAGGCGGTCAGGTTTCTTTAGCCCACCTTAGAGGCAGCGGCGCTATTGCGCAGTTGTCTGATATTTGTATTGGTCTAGAAAGAGATCAGCAGGACGAAGATCGGAAGAACATTACATGCTTGCGTGTTTTAAAGAACAGGTACACTGGAGAAACTGGCGTTGCATGTTGCGTAGAATATAACCCAACTACAGGACGATTAGCGGAGTGGGAAGAATCTAATGAGTTTGCTAACTCAGAGGAGGTTCCTTTTTAATATGGCAGGTAGACACAAAGAAATAGAAAAAGGCTTGGTTAAAAAAGAGACCAAACCAGAGCATATTGGAAACCGGTTTGATGGGCATTTTACATGGACCGAAGTAGCCGAACAATTAAGTAGGCAGGAAGGTAAAAGGCTAAGCCGAGCAGCTGCTCAACAAAGCGGTCAGTTATTAATGAAACGACTTAAGCAAACGCTTTTACAAGATCCTGTAATTCAAGATTGGTTATATGAACAAGGTTTTGATGTTGAACAAGAGTTAAAGGAGATAGAATGACAACAGAAAAATTACTTAAAATGGATGGTTTTGATGAAGCCATTCTTGGACATGCTCAGCGTTTTGATCAAATGTTTATCGTTTATGATTATGTAAAAGTGATAGATATATTAAGAAAAGAACATGATATGTCCGAAGAAGAGGCATTAGAGTATTGGAGCTACAATCAATTAGGAGCTTGGGTTGGCGAGTCAACTCCTGCCTTTTTACTTTTAAAAAACAATGCTTCCGATTTAGAGTGGTAAGTACATAAGAACGCGACAAGGAGATTACATGAGCGCAACAATATTTGACATCGAAACAACCGCTATTGATAACTTTAGAACCTTAGAAGGTTTAAAGAAAATACACTGCATAGTGATCCGTGAAGGAGAGCGTGTCGAGTCTTATTACGGAGATGACATTAGAAAAGGACTAGAGCGTCTTAGGTTAGCCGACACTCTTGTAGGGCATAACATACAAGCCTTTGATATTCCAGCTATACAAAAACTGTACCCTAAGTGGAAGCCCGAAGGTCTTGTAAGAGACACAGTTATTTTATCAAGATTGCTCTGGAGCAACCAAAAGGATAGCGACTTTAAACAGATAAGCAAGGGGTTTCCTAAAAACCTTGTAGGTTCTCATTCATTAAAAGCTTGGGGACATAGGCTTGGAGAATATAAGGGAGAGTACGAGGGAGGTTTTGACAATTTCAGTGATGAGATGCTTGAGTATTGCATTCAAGATACAAAAGTAACCCAAGCACTTTGGGACGCTATTATGGTTAAATGTAACTCTGCCGAATCTGTTATTTTAGAACACAGCTTTGCTGAAATTATTAATGAACAGATTCAAAACGGTTTTGCATTTGATATTCAAAAAGCTGCTTCTCTTTATGGAGAGTGGTCTGAAGAGCGTGATATCTTAAAGAAGAAACTGGTGGATACTTTCCCGCCTACTATTGAGGAAATGAAAACACCGGCTTATTGGTTGGTTAATCATGGACCTGATGATTATGAAAAGTACCCTACAAAATCTGCTGCTAAGAAAGCTGGCTTTAAAGATTCTGAGATTGAAAAGGGACCCAATAAAACCAAAACGATTCCTTTCAATCCTGATAGTAGGCAGCAGATTTCTAAATGTCTTATTGATAAATATGGTTGGAAGCCAAAAGCATTCACGCCTAATGGTCAGCCCCAAGTAGATGAGAGCATACTTAAAGCGTTGCCTTATGACGAAGCTAAAATGCTTGTTGATTATTTAACTCTTACTAAGCGTATTGGTCAACTAGCTGAAGGCAAAGAAGCTTGGATGAAGTTAGAGACTGAGGGGCGCATACATGGTTCTGTTAACACTAATGGCACAGTGACCGGTCGTTGTACACATAGCCGTCCAAATGTTGCACAGGTTCCCGCCGTATACGCTAAGCATGGTAAAGAGTGTCGAGAGCTTTTTTGTGCTTCTGAAGGTAAGCTGCTTGTCGGGTGTGATGCAAGCGGTTTAGAGCTAAGATGTTTAGGTCACTACTTGTCTACTTTTGACAATGGTGAGTATATTGACATTATTTTAAATGGCGATATTCACACTGCGAATCAACAAGCTGCGGGATTGGAAACTAGAGATCAAGCCAAGACCTTTATTTATGGGTGGCTGTATGGTGCGGGTGCGCCTAAGATCGGCAGTATAATCGGTGGCGGGGCGCGTGAAGGTCAGATACTTATGAAGCGTTTCCTAAAGAAAATGCCAGCTTTAAAATATCTCAAAGATTCTATAGAGAATGCATTGGGAGATAGAGATTACTTGGTAGGATTAGATGGTAGACATTTACCAATACGCTCAAAACATTCAGCATTAAATGCGTTGTTACAGAGCGCAGGATCTATTTTAATGAAGCAAGCTACCATTTCTGCTTATAACTCTTTTTGTTCTAAAGGTCTTAATGTGAAACAAGTTGCCCATATTCACGATGAGATACAATATGAAGCGGAGTCTGGAGAAGCCGACCTTGTAGGTCAGTTGGCTGTTGGCGCTATTCAAAGAGCAGGGAAGCCTTTTGGATTTAGATGCCCACTAGATGGAGAGTATAAGATTGGTAAGAACTGGGCGGAGACGCATTGATGAAAGGACTCACATGCAAATATCAAGACTTAGGAAAGGCTCGGTCTCTGAGTACCGTGCCGCAGCATATTATAGCGAACAAGGCTTTGAAATCTTCTGGACACCAAACGGGTCTGGACCATGTGATTTTATTGCGATTAAAGGGGATGCAAGTATTCGTGTCCAAGTCAAGACAGCGACTTGGCTCAACCAGAAAGGAAGTCAATATCTCAGAGCTAACATTCGTGCCAACAGAGAATACCAACACGGAGATTTTGATTCACTCGCCGTTGTCGATCCAGATCGCCGAGTATGGGTCATGCCATATGATGAACTCCCTTGCACCTCCTATCTATACCTTGAACGAATTACCAGATCAGGAGACACAAAAGGAAGTAGGTGGGACACATGCCGAGTGATTTAAACTTTGTAC